ACGATGTGCCCAATGACGGTGTCATCATCATCCCATTTTCTGTGCTCAGATGGCGTGCTGCTGTACCGACTGAGATCAACATTGATACACAGACGGAGCGGCGCACTGTTGAAATCTATATCTATCAGCAAAAAGGATACGACCTCATCGAACAGGCAAAGAGGCGTATCAAAACGATTTTACACCGGACACGGGTCCAATCCGACGATGCCGGTATCTGTATGTACCACAAGTTGCCCGATATTCATGATTTCTTTGCCAAAGAAATCGGTGGTGCGGCGGCTGGTGGTTGCAAGTTTTATGTGGATTACATCATGAAGGAGAACTAACAATGACAGTTCGTGGATACGGGGAAACTCCCTATACGCTACAAAAGCTGACAATCGCCCTGAATAACCTGGATGGCACCTTTGGGACACCTGTGACCTGGGCAGATGGTCAGATGTTCACATCCGAGCCGGAACATGACACCGATAAAATGCGCGGCTACGGCAAGAACGTTCGCGGTCTGAGCGTGCCGGTGGGTTGCAAGGTCAGCCTCAAAGGGGGCGGGCTGGATTGGACAGCATTTGTCATTATGACTGGCTCAACAAGCAATTTATCCGGTTCGACTCCCAACGAGATGAACCAGATACGCCCACAGGCAGGCAAGAATATGCCGCATTTTGCCGTTATCGGAGAAGTCGTGACAGATGATGCCGGCATTCTGATTGTCGGGCATGAGGCCATTCAGCTTGAGAACATCCCGGCGATCACTGCCGACGGCGAGAGTAACAAGTATGTCGTCAGCGAAGCATCCGGTTACAGTTTCCCGCAGGGTGACGACCTGGAATTCATCGAAGCATATGAAGATGAAACCGATTGGACAACACCGGCTGATGCTGCCGCAGTGGCCGCTTTCTTTGCATAGTGAGGGCATAGATGAGTAAGAAAAACGGAAAGAACACGCTAAAGGCAACGCCAGCAAGTGCGTGGAAGCCAAAGACGCTTTTCATCGAATTGCCGACGGGCAAAGTCGTCGAGGTCAGAGATGTCGATATGCAGACCCTTGTCATGAGCAGCCAGACAGGGGATGTCCCCGACATCCTGACCCCGGAAGTGGCACAGTTACTCGAAGTCGCCGCCAGCAAAGGGCAGACCGAGTTTGATTTCAAAGATGCACCTACTCTCATCCCGTTTGTCAAGAATGTTGTCATAGCCGTTATGGTGTCACCAGCTATCGTTAATAGTGAACCAGATTATGACAACGGCGAAATCCTGTTCTCAGATATGGACTTCCAACAAGAAGTTGTCCCGATATTCGAGCGGTTGATGAACACAATGGAGTTGGCTACCGCACAAAGGTTTCGTCCAGGACAGGATGCGGATATGGATGATATACAAACAGGCGAAGACGTTCGGACAGTTGCCGAGTGACCTGCTTGGCTTTGAACATGCCTGGGTGCGCTGGCAATTTGATAACGCCGTCTTCCATTTTGGCAGTCGGGTAGATAACAAGCTGAACCAATACGATGAGAATGGGAAACCGAAATACACACCTGAGCAGGCACTTAACCTGCTTCCAAAACCTGTGAAATTGGCTGATTTCATAAACCGTCGCGGGGCAAGGGTGAAGGTTGTCCCACACTCAGAAAAACAAGCGGAGTGAAATCATGTCCGGGTTCAACCTCGGTAACGCGCATGGAACCATTACAGTTGATTCGTCAGGAATAAACGCTGCTGTCAATCAGGCGCAGCGTCAGTTTGATTCTCTGACCGGACGTATTGGCGGGAACATGCAGCGCCTGGGAAGCAATATCTCAGGAGTCGGCACACAACTGACATTGGCGACTGCACCTTTGTTGGCGTTCGGCGCTGTCGGGTTGAATACGGCGATGAAGTTTGATACGGCGATGAACGCTATCTCTGCCAGGACAGGGTTGACCGGAGAGGCGTTAACGGCAGTCGGTGATCTGGCAAAAGAGATGGGCGCAAAAACCGTGTTCAGTTCGCAGAACGCAGCCGATGCCATGCTCCAGATGCTGACTGCTGGTATGTCGGTTGAGGATGCGATGGTCGCGCTTGAACCGATTATGAAGGGCGCAGCCGCCGGGCAAGAAGACCTCGCATTAATGGCCGACCTGACCACAAATATCATGGCATCGTTCGGGTTGACCGCCGAAGACACCACCGACATTATTGAAAACATGGGCCGTGCGGCAATGTCGTCTCCGGCGAGTATGTCGGAGATGGGCGTCGCGTTGCAACGTATCGGTGGGCTGGCTCGTGGAATGGGGATAGATATTAATGAGGCATCTGCCGCATTGGCAATTATGGCCAATAGTGGTATTCGAGGCGAAGAAGCGGCCACACAGTTCAGAGCAATGCTGAATAACATGCAGCGTGACACACCAGGCGTTGTCGCCGCCTGGGATGCACTGGGAACCTCTTTGTATGATGTCAACGGCAATGCCCGTGATTTCAACGATGTACTTGAAGATATTCGAATCGGTCTGGCAGATAAGACCGCCGAAGAACAGAACGCGATCATCAAGGAGCTGGCCGGTACGTATGGTATGACGGCTTTCAATGCGTTGCTTGGTGCAGATGCTATGACGAGTTTTGACAATGCGCTGGATATGGTCGCCGATGGCAGTTTGCAACTATCTGATGTATTTGATGGACTCGGTGAAGGTATACGTAACCTCCCTATCGACGAACAAAATGCCGAAATCGAAGACCTGTTTGATACCATGAACCGGTTGGCCGACGAAACAGATATAACCATATTCGATAATCTGGCAGAAGACCTCGCAAAACTGGAGCCAACGGCTGACAACCTTGATGAGATCATGTTCAACATCTCGGATTCATTTGCTCAGTTGAATCCAGAAGAACAGGCTATAGCACTTGAGTATCTATCAGGTGCTTTTGAGGAACTGGGTATTGATGCTGATGTTGCTGTCGGCGCGATTGCCAATATGCAGGATAAGATGGACGGGCAGGCATCCACGATGGATGTTGCCGACGAGATGATGAAGACCTTTCAGAATACCATTAACTCGCTCAAGGGTAGTGTCGAGACGTTCATGATTACCGTGTTGCTGCCGTTCATGAATGATGTACTGAAGCCGATGGCCCTTGCAGCCATTGATGTTGTCAATGCGTTCACCGCGTGGGCAACTGCGAATCCTGAGTTGGTCAAACAGATTGTCGGATTTCTGGCATTGTTGACGACAATGGGCCCTATATTGTTTGGATTAGGCAAAGCGATTTCAGGTATAGGCGCAGCCATTTCTTTTGTGTTTTCTCCAATCGGCTTACTTGCCGCTGGAATTTACGGGTTATATCGAGCATTCCAAAGCAACTTTTTGGGTATCAAAGACACTATAAATGCTTTATTAGAACCATTTAATAAGGCCTATCATCAATTCCAGCGTCTGCGCGAAATGGGACGTAGTTGGGAGGAATCATGGGAGACAGTTCTCAATACACTCACAAAGGGGGGGGGTGTCGGAGCACGAGCTGCTAACTGGATCAGAACGATTAACGATAGCTTGAACTCCGTCATAACAACAATCAAGGCTTTCGCCCGTTATTTCGGGGATGTCATCAAGTTGCTCATCACCGGAAAATTTGAGGAAGGATTCATTGACCCAGAAACTGGCGAAGAGGTACGGGGAATGTTTGATGGTCTAATTGACAGCGGTTCCTCATTTGTCAAAATCGTCCTCCAAATTCGCGGGATATTAATGAAAGTCGGTGATGTCATCGGCTATGTGGTCGGTGTATTCGCCTCCTTATTTAAGGATAACCCTGAATTACTCGCAATCGGGCCTTTGTTTCTTGCAATAGGCAAAATCATCGGTATTGTAAGTGGCGCGTTCACGGTGCTTAGTGGTGCGGTCTTTACTGTATTGTCTCCGTTTAATTTGCTAGTTGCTGCACTAGCCGCCTTTTATCTGGCATTCAAATACAATTTCTTGGGTTTTGGAGACACTTTACGGTCAATATTTGATTGGTTGGGGGATGTCCTAGCTACCATTATTCATCCATTTAGGGTTTTTTATCGCACATTGCAAATGGGCGGCAGCCTATCCGATGCGTTCAAGAATGGTCTACGGAGTATGGGAAAGGCTGTCAAAAACCTAGGAACAATGTTTTCGTCTGCCTTCAAAAATATTGGGCAAATACTCGGACGTGCCGGCAAAATTATCTGGGATGTCATCGAAGATATCGCTGGGCAAATATTCGATGTATTCAAAGAGATTGACTGGGGCCAGATATTAGAAGACCTGGTTGATTTCGGCGGTGATATGCTGGACAGTATTGGCGATGGTATTGGCAATGTGTGGTCATGGATCCAGACGAATATCATCACGCCGTTCAAGAATATCGACTGGAGTACAGTTGGCGATCAATTTGAGTCTGCCGGATTAAATTTACTCGGAATGCTTGGGATTGACGATGAGAAGGCGCAGAAGATCATCGACACAATCAAGAATGTGATTTCAACCATCGGGCGGGTGATGCAGCCGCTATTCAATATGCTTAAATACATGGCAGAACCGATCAAAGAATTTATTGATAGCCTACGCAGTGGGAAGAATATACTAGATAGCTCCAAGAGTGCTTTCAATAAATGGTTCGAGAATCTCCCCAAAATCGGTGGCGAAGCGATGAAAGGTATCGGCAATATTCTCAATATGCTTGGCTCTGTGTTGAAGCCTCTATTAAAAGAAGCCGGCAAATTATTAGGTAATTTCGCAAAACAGGCCGTCAAATGGCTCTCTCAACTTGGGAACGCATTTGTTGAGTGGATAGAAGACGCTGTTCCTAAGCTACTTGAAGGATTAGCCGATCTTGGAGATGCCTTTATTGACTGGATTGAACCGATTATTCCCGAAGTCGTCAGTAAATTAGGCGACCTGGCAATGGCGATTGGTATGTGGATATGGAACGCAGCACAGGATGTCTGGGCTGGTATGTATCGCCTGGGTGCCGCATTTATCAACTGGATCGGGCCAATCATTGGAGAGTTGTTGCCACGTTTGGGAGAGTTCCTGGGGACAATGATCGAATGGATTATCGGAGATGCTATCCCGGCTGTTATCGTAGCAGTGGCCGGATTGGCGGGCGCTCTTATCGGTTGGATCATTGATGCTATCCCCAAAGTTGTGCCAGCGTTATTAGAGTTCCTGGCAGCTATCGGCAACTTTATTGTGAATGACCTGATACCAGGTGTTATCGGTTTTATGGCCGGTGTCGCTGAGGGTATCTGGAATGGGTTAAAAACTGCGTTTAGTCGTTTGGGCGACCTCGCTTCCTGGTTGTGGAATGATGTTATTAAACCTGCGTTTGCCGATATTTCCACTTATTTTACGTCTGGGAAGGCGAAGGCTGATTTAGAGCAACTGGCTAATGATCTGTGGGATGAGTTGGTTAAGGCGTTTGACCTTC